AGGCTACTGAAGTACCTGTTGAGCAGCCTATAGAACAACCTTCCAACAGTGTAGAAGATCAGGCACCGAAGTCTGAGACACAAGAGAAAGTGGAATCAGACGCTCAACCAAAAGAGTCTTGGGAACAAAAGTACAAGACGCTACAAGGGATGTATAACGCCGATGTTCCGCGCCTAAACGCAAAGAACAGAGAAGTTAGCGCCCGTGTTTCACAACTGGAACAGTTGCTTAGCACTATGCAACAATCAACCAAACCTGAAGAACCAGTATCTACAGATCCTTTGATCACAGATGCTGATATGAAAGAGTATGGTGATTCGATTGATGTTATGAGACGAGCAGCTCGTGAAGAAGTTAATACCGCGAATGGGCGGATTGCACAGTTGGAGAAAACAATTCAACAGCTACAAGGATTTGTGCCACAAGTACAACAAGTACAAGCACAACAACAAGCTAGCAGTGAACAAGCGTTTTGGTCTGGACTTTCCAATGAAGTACCTAATTGGCAGGACATTAATGACAATGCAGACTTTCAGTCTTGGTTGTTATCTATTGACCCGCTTACAGGGATTTCACGCCAAACATATCTAGAAGACGCACAAAAGAATCTAGATACAAGACGTGTGGCGAGTTTCTTTGCGGCTTGGGAAAAGGAATTTGGAACACCCGAAACTGCTCGTGAGAACCGATCAAATTCTAACTCACAACTTGAGAAACAAGTTGCACCGGGACGAGGACGTTCTGGTAAACCTGCATCTCAAGAATCTAAGAATTATTCTCCTGCAGACATCCAAAAGTTTTTTGAAGATGTTCGTAAGGGAAAATTTAAAGGTCGTGAAGAAGAACGGGGTCGGATGGAAAGGGACATTTTCTCTGCACAGAGAGAAGGTCGAATCGTAACTGCTTAATTAAAAGGAGGTCATAATGGCTAAATTTGCAGTATCTCCGGGCCGCCCGGACTATAGCGGCAATTTCATTCCAGAAATCTGGAGTGGAAAGCTGATTGAGAATTTCTACGACGCTACAGTGTTGTCAGCAATCTCAAACACGGATTATGAAGGTGAAATCCGACAGATGGGTGATACGGTTAATATCCGTACTACACCAGAAATCACCATCAAAACGTATGTCAAGGGACAAACCCTTGCAGTCGAAAACCCTGATAAGGCTAAACTACAACTAGTTATCGACAAAGGCGAATACTTCGCTTGTGTTGAAGACGACGTTGATCAAGTTCAGTCTGACATCGCATTGATGGATCAATGGTCTAAAGACGCTTCAGAGCGAATGAAGATTAAGATCGATCAAAGGGTTCTAACTGACATGTTGACTGATGTTAGTGCACTTAACAAAGGACAAACAGCAGGAGCAATCTCTGGTAACATCGATCTAGGTGTAGCAGGTACTCCAGAAGCGCTTACTAAGTCTAATGTTATTGACTTGCTAATCAACATGGGGACGGTACTTGATGAAGCTAACTCACCTGAACAGGATAGATTTGTAATCATTCCTGCAAAGATGGCTGGTCTAATCAAGCAATCTGATCTGAAAGACGCATCAATTACTGGTGATGGTTCTTCTCCTTTGAGAAATGGCCGTCTTGGTATGATTGATCGTTTCACTGTTTATGTTTCTCACAACCTAAAGAAAACTGCAGGTGGTGAATTTAGCGTAATCGGTGGTCACAAAATGGGCTTTACGTTTGCATCTCAGATGACAAACATGGAGACTATTAGATCAGAGACTACCTTTGGCAATATAATCCGTGGTTTACAAGTGTATGGCTATAAAGTTACTAAGCCAGAAGCTTTGGCAACCGCCATCGTAACGCTTTAAGGAGGGTGAAATATGGCTACATATAATGATGGAAAAGGTTACAATATGGGTACAGCTGCCGCGCACGTTGCTGCAGGCATCAATAAAGTATCTTCTGTAACTGTAGAGCTAAACTTCGCTACTATCACTACCGAAAGAGCAGCAGCTGGTCTGACTGCTTTGGGGGCAGCTGATGTTCTTGAAGTTATCCGAATCCCAGCAAAAACTTTGGTCACTAACGTGGCTCTAGAAGTTACTACTGCTGAGGGCGGAACACTAACAATCGATGTTGGTGACGGCGATAATCCAGATGGTTATCTGGATGGTGTTAATGGTAATGCTACAGCAGCTTACCTTACTGTCGCTGGAACTGACGCCTTTGAAGCTGGTAAGTATTACACAGCTGCTGATACAATCGACGTTACTACTGTTAACGCCGCAGACACAGCAGTTATGAAACTTACAGCTGTAATGGTAGACTGTTCATAATATTGATTGGGGGGCTTAGGCCCCCCTCTCTATAGGAGTTTTGTATGGCAAAACAAATTGATAAATCGAAGATGGCTTGTAATAAGCCTAAACGTCAAGTTCAAGGCGGTAAAAAGTTTGTTGTTAAAGCATGCCAAAACGGAAAAGAAAAAGTAATTCGGTTTGGAGATGCTAATATGACAATCAAAAAAGACCAGCCGGGAAGACGTAAAAATTTTCGTGCTAGACATGGTTGTGACAGCAGACCTCCATCTAAGATGACGGCTCGTTATTGGTCGTGTAAGAAGTGGTAATTTATTATGGCAGCACCTAAAGCAAAATCAAAAAAAGATGCTTGTTACTATAAAGTAAAAGCTCGTTATGATGTTTGGCCGTCAGCGTATGCTAGCGGAGCTTTAGCTAAATGTCGAAAAGTTGGAGCTGCTAATTGGGGAAATTCTAAAAAGAAGAATACAAGTTCCTCAAAAAGTGGTAAAAGAGGTTAGCATGTCAGTAAGAAAAACTGAAGAAGGAGCAAAGTTACAACGTTGGTTTAAAGAAAAATGGGTTGATGTAAAAACAGGTAAACCTTGTGGTAGACAACAAGGAGAAAAACGTGATTACCCTTATTGCCGCCCGTCTAAGAGAGTATCAAAAGATACACCCAAAACCGCGTCTGAACTTACAGCTTCTGAAAAACGTTCTCGTACTGCTGCAAAGAAAAGTTCTAAGAAAGTAAAACGAGTATAGGAGGATATAATGATTAGATGGCTTAGAAATACAAAAGACGGTGAGATTTATGAGTGGGATGAAATTCTTGCTGAAAATCCACTAACAGAAGAAGTTACTGAGGAACAAGCGTTTCCAGAAAAATTTCTAGATAAGAAAAAGAAAAGTCGTAAAGCTAAAGTAAATTTGGAAACTGAAATTCCTGAAGTAGGTGATGATACTCCAGAAGAATTAGCTGAAGAAGCAACAAGAGGTTTAGAGCGAGCTAGGAATGACAAAGGTCATTATGTAAAAGACGATCCTACTACGCCTCAAAACGAAGCATGGGTTAAGAAAAAATGATACTAAATGATGTTGTCACAGAAGTAAGAAGGATAGTACAAGATACTAATACCCCTCAAAGGTATTCTGATACTGTACTTGTAGGGTTTGCTAACCAAGCACTTAAACGTATTGCTGTGTTGCGTCCTGATCTTTTTGCTTTTATTGGCGACATTACTACTACTGCAGGTGCAGTAATACAATCTATGCCTTCTGATTCTATTCGTTTGATTGATATATACAATGTCAAAGGTGGCAGCGGTATTACAGAAACAAATAGAGAGTCATTAAATCAAGCTTATCCTTCTTGGATGAATGATACAGCAGGGCCTGCTGTTAATTTTATGCGTCATGTAAGGAATGCTAATAAATTTTTTATATATCCAAAAGCTCCTGCTGATCAAATTCTTGTAGGAGAATATGCACAAACACCTCCAACATATGATGGGTCAACTACAGTAGCTCTTTTACCTGATGCTTATTTTCCTGTCGTGGTTGATGCTACAGTGTTTATTACTGAGTCTGTTGATAATGAGCATGTTAATTCTAAACGTGCACAAATATTCCAACAGTCATTTACACAGTCTCTTGGTGTAGCCGCTCAAAGTAGAGAAGTAACAGATACTGAAAGAGGCGGGTTAGATGAGGAGGATGTAACATAATGGCTGACAGAACTTTTTTAGATATAGTAAATAGATTATCTCCTAGCGTACCGGGTTGCCCTACGCCAGTAGTAGAACAATACGTTCGTGATGCAGCAATCGAGGCTTGTGAAAAAACATTAGCTTATCGGTACGAACAACCTAAAATAAGGTTAGTTCCCGGTGGTCATGATTATGCTTACGACACACCTAATGAGACTGAAGTACATGCAGTATTAACTGCTACAGTTAATGAAAGCAGGTTAACCCCTGTAACATTAGAACAATTATTTGATATGTATCCTAAGTGGCCAAACCAATCTACTGATGAACAGGCAGAACCTAGGTTCTTAACACAGTTAGATCCTGACCATTTTTCTTTAGCACCAGTTCCGGATAATTCCGTGACATATGATGTTAGAATGATATTGTGTCTTAAACCATTAAGAACATCTACTAAAATGGATAAAACAGTTCTTGATGAATTAGAAAATGTAATTATGCACGGAGCACTCCAACACCTATTAGTTTTACCTGATAGATCATGGAGTGATAGAGAGCTAGCTACTTATCATGCTAAGCAGTTTGTTATGAAAACTGCAGAACGTAGAGCTAGAACTAATCTCGGTGCTTCAAAAGCATCTATGCGTGTACAGATGCAAAAGTTTGGGTGAGGTAAATTATGGCTGATACAATAAAATTAGTAAAGGGAGATGAATTACCACAAATCACACTTACACTTACTGATGACGTAGCTAATGCTGTTTTAGATTTATCTGCTGCTTCTACTGTTGTAACAATTAAGTTTAGGTTAAGAGGTGGTACTACAACTTTATCTACAATTTCTACTAGTAAACTTACTGATGGTTCTGATGGCAAAGTATTTTTTAATTTTGCTAATAATA